CACCATCATCATACTCCGCTCGTCTTCTTCTACCCATTTGTTGTAGGGCAAAATTCTGTACTTCTTCATTGTACTTCTTTTCGTAAAGATTGTACATATCCATAGGACCTTTTAAAAACCTAAATGCTTCAGCTAACACACCATGTAATAACATGGACTCCTGATATTTAGCTATAAAGGTTTGATTAGTTGAAGTAAATTCTGGTGGATCTTTAATATAATTTATTTGTATTTCTAAAGCAGTAGCAGGTACTGGTGCAACTAGAATATTGAAATCATCCCAGTTTGCGTAATATTTAGGATTACCTGTAGCTCCTGTGCCGTTAAATTCTGAAATATAACTTGTATCTCTTTTTTCCAAAAAAGTTCTATTTCCAGAACCGTCAATAACTTGCACGGATCTTAATATTAAAGCATCAGATGGCATAGCTACATATCTGTTACTTGCTGTAAAATTAGAAGTAGCATATTTTCTTAAATCGTCATAATCAACTTTGCCCGCAATATCTAATTCAACGCTTCTTATGAAATCTTGAATAATTGCATCAGTTAAAACATTACTATCTACTTCAGTGTAGTTTCTTACTTGTGTTAAAAAATTTGAATATGTTATTGCCATTATGTAATACTTACCGTTACCTTTCCTAAAAGTAAATCTGCTTGTCTACTTCTATTTTGTAAAGATGGGTCTTCTGGAATCATACTATGTAAAATTGTAGTTACTCCATCTCTAATTACTTCTACATATTGAGTTTTAAACGCGAATTGACCTGGTAAAGTTAAATTTGCAATACCAACCATTGAACCACCAGAACTTACTATTGTATCGTCTTGAGGTGCTTGTGGGTTTATATTCGATATATCAGTTGGTTGTTGAAATCTTTGTGGTCTTGTGTTTTGTAAAGCTATTGCATCAGCAGTAAAATGTCTTCTACGTATTTGTGGATGTTTAGGTTCAAACTCTGAATAATGAACTAATGAACCATTCCATTCTTTAACCATTTCAGTGTAAGGAAAAGCCATACCTGATCTATCTGATATTGCTTGTGATCTTTTACCTGTTGCCCATTTAGCCATAATTATATTCCATTAGGGTAGAAAGATTGAGGAGTAATATAAGTTGAAGCTCTTTGACCATCTTCATCTAATGCTCTTTTAAGTTGATCTTCATAAATTAATTTATTTTGTTGTACAAGTGTTGGTGCATTTTTCATCGCTAAATAATAAGCAAGTCCTGCAACCATACAAGGTAAAAATCTAAATACCACATCAGCATCATTTGTATATGCTCCTGCATCTTGTATTCTTTTAATGACATAATATTTTAGAACAGTATAAGTATTTAAATTAGGTGCTTGATATAAATATATCTTAGGGATTTCTTGTCTATCTACATAGTATTGTGAGGGTTGTCCTAAAGCTAATTTGTTTGGTAAAGCAGCATAAGCTGATCTATCAATTTTTGTTAAAGAAACATCTTGTGTGTTAACTGTATTAGCACCTGCTGCTGTTGTAGATACAAAAGCCTCAAGAACATCGCTTACCGCTGCATCTACAGCGTATTCAGCTTGACCAGAAACTAAAGCGTTTTCATGTAATGATACTTTCCAAAGGTGGATTCCTCTGTTCGCCCATTCTGCAAATAATAAATTAAGACTTGTTCTAGCTGATCTAAGACTGTGACCACTTGTGGTAGTCATTCCACATCTTTCGTAAGCTTCTTGTATAATTTCCTCTATAGATAGGTCAAATGCTGTTGTCCCTGAAGTCGCCATTAATATCCTTTTTACGGTTGTACAATTTCTTGGATTGTATCACTTTTTGACTAAACTTTGAAGACCTTAGGTTTTTTGCTACTAAGTTTCTTTTTAACTTGAATTTTTTTCTTTTTTTCACCTCTTGCACCTCTAAGTTTTCCATCAATTTGTGCTGATATTTGTCCTCGTCCTATTGCCATTATATTAATTCCTTAGCCTTTCTATTATTGGTTTATATAATTCCACTGTTGTTCGTTTACACAAAAACCAAATATCCACATTAATCTTGGTTTTTTACTTTTAATTTTTAATACTTCATGATTGTTTTTTGAAACTCTATAACAAAACAATTCATTTTCTTTCATTGTATATTTTTCTTCATTAATTACAAGTTCTCCTCCTTCTTCAGGGGCTTGTGTAATAATATTACAATGTAAAGTTTCATAATTTTTTATCCAAATAGGATCCTTATGTAAATAACATGTATCATTATTTTCTGCAAAACTTGCTAAAATGCCATTTTTAAAGGGGGGATAAAGAGCATGTTTTTCATTTTCGTATAAATTGAATTTATTAATTATTTTTTTTCTTATTTCTAAAGCTTCATTTGGGTATGAAAAATTTTCACTTGTACTGTATCTAGTTGTTTTACGATTTCCACGCATATTAGCATCTTTAAAAAAAGATTTATCTGAGTTATTTAAAATCCAATCAGATAAAATTTTAGAACTTTCTTTAGATATAAAATTTTTTATTCTAAACACTTCCCTTTTGTTCACACTAAATCTTTAGCCTTTCCTATTACAGGTTTATATTTAGTTTTACCTTCTACTCTGTGCGCAAGTAAAAATTGTTCACGTCTTCCTTCTGGAATCCAACTACAATGTATCCATCCCGAATTGGGTTCGCCAGGCGTGTAGTACTCGAGGATCAACTGATCTGTCTCAAGGTTCTTTTTAATCCAATCGGCAACCTCAGCATTGTCGACTCCTACACATTCGAAATCACAGGCCTCAGCTTTTGCATGTTGGCTGTTTCGACTCGATCCTATGGCAAGACACAAATCTTCTGAACGGAACCCTGATGTCACTTTTACTCTACCAAAATGGTCCCGAATGGGTTGTAAAATATTTTCACAAAGTAATTTTAGTTTTTCTATTTGACCTGAGTTGGGATTGTTATTGATACCTTTACGTATCGCAGTATCTGATTTAATTAATTCTTGAAGGCTAAAGTTACGAGATAGATTCATTAAAAAATTTTTCCTTTCTGCCATTCCCAAAGATAGGGTGACATTTTAATTTTGTTATATATTTCATATTCCATATGTAGGTATTTTAACACATCTTTTTTATCAAAATACTCTCTTACTATTCCATCATTTTTATTAAGAAATAATGATTTATTAAAATGCATTTTTAAAAATTTATCTAAATCAGGTAGATCAATATACCAATCTACACATGTATTAATCAAATGCATTGATTGAAATGCTGTATGTTTAGCATTTCCTCTAACCATAGTTTCTTTTTCATAAATTGTAGAAAAAAGCTGATCTAGTTTTACATCCTCAATTTTTAAATTAAATCTTTTTAAATCATAATCTAAGCCAGCTACAAATCTTTCATAAGGATCTCTTACTACTGTCCAACAAATTTTGTTAAAGTCTCTTTTATGTAGTAATTTTGGTTTTAAGTTTGAAATTATATTACGTACACTTGTACATCCATTTTTCTGTATTAATAGATATTGAAAATTATCAGTACTATAAAATTCAACAAATTGAAAATACATTATATTTATTATTCTTGTATAATTTTTTTTATTGCTTTAGATCCGTCTATGTTCGACTCAAGTTCAACTTTCACTTTTCCACATTTGTATTTAATATTATCATTTGCTGTACGTTCTGCAACTCTTTTTCCTTTTAAACAATCTGACATTGCAGGTTGTATTCGATGCTCTGTAAGAACACCACCTATAAACATACAAAGAGCTACTACGCTACTGATGACCGTTTCCATTTGCTCTTACCTTATCTTTTAATTCTTCAACATCATGTAATGCTTTTTCTAATTGTGATTTTAAAAATTCTATATTAACTTTGTTTGTCATATTCATTTCTTGAGTTGATTGTAATTTCTCTACGGTCTTGTATAAATCTTCCAATAAAAAATGTTGCTCCTGATCCGTAGGGACTTGTTCAGATTTTTTAAGTAAATCATTTTCAAACAACTCACGGGATGTCTCCAAAGATACTAATCTTGCAGTCAGCTCTGTGTATGCAAATACTCCCATTGCAACTAAAAAAATTAAGCTAGCAACCGTCTTCATAGGCATCTGTACTCTTGCCTCTTCTCCGATGTTTAATGGTTTATTGCTCATCTTTTGGTCCTATAAACTTGTCACCCATAAGTTTGATATCAGGATTTTCTTTTTTATAATCATCTTTAATTGAGTCCCAATAACTTCCTTCAGGTTTAATAATTTTATCATCGGGAATTATTATACCAGAACATTTAGAAACTAACAATTTGAAGTTAGGATTGTTTTTTAAAGTAGGGTTTTTATTAACTTTTCCACACATTTTCATTAGCTCTAATTGTTGTTTTAATTCCATGTTTTCTTGCTGAACCTCTTTAAAGTCATCTGTACAGGCTGAACCTAGATATTTTCTATAAGTAAGAGATATGGACCTATCATCAGAAGGGCTATTATAATTATTACTAGGGTTAAAGTGTCTATACCTATTTTCTGAGTCCCTCTGTTGGATTGATACGCTAACATCACCAGTACTACAAGTGTTAGTGCCATTATTAAGATATTCATTTTTAGGATATGCAGGACCAACCCAAGCTAACAAACAAAGCAGAACAATCAACACACCTGTAAAATAATAATTCATCCTGGCTATCTCCATAAGTCACCTTAATAAT